ACGGGCGGCGCGAGCGACAGGACGGGGACGTGACGCAGGCGCTGAACACGTACAACGTGGGGGACGTCGTGACCGTCTCGGTGGAGTGGACGAACCCGGGGACGGGGCAGGCCATCAACCCGAGCGGCCCGACGACCTGCGTGCTGGAGGAGCCCGACGCCGCGGAGCACGACCTGGCCGTGGTCGTCTCGGGCACGCTCTACTCCGCCAGCTTCCCCCCGCAGCAGGCGGGCCAGCACTGGTACCGCTTCGCCTGCACGGGCGACTACCAGGGCGCCGCAGAGGGCTCGTTCCTCGTGCGGCACCGGAGGACCTGAGCGGTGCCGGTCCCCGGCTCGCAGGGCCAGGTAGGCTCCTCGCAGCCCGTCCTGCTCGTGGCCTCGCAGCAGCACGCCCAGTCCATCTACATCCGCAACGCGGGCGCGACTAACAGCGTCTTCCTCGGCGCGGACCAGAGCGTGACGGCGACCGGCGGCGCCAACCCGGGGCTGGAGCTGCCGCCGGGTGCGGGCACGCCGATGATCCAGCTCCCGCCCGAGGACGCGATCTACGGGATCTGCGCCGCGGGCCTGACGACGCGAGTGGACGTCCTCCAGGCGTTCTCGGCGTAGAGAGGAAGGCAGACATGGCGATCAACCCGAAGGCGCTGAACGCGCGGCTGGCGGCGATCCGCGAGAAGCTCCTGGGCGCCCAGGCGGCGGGCGCGGAGGGCGCGGCGGACCTCAAGGGGGCGCTCCAGGACCTCCAGGACCTCCAGGACGACGTCGCGCTCGTCGGCGAGCTGGGCGCGTAGGGCGATGGCCCACAGCTTCCGCATGGTCGCGAGCCGCGGGACGCCGGTCCCGCTCCCGGCGAACATCGCGCCGTACGTCTTCATCGTCGTGACCGAGGCCCGGGCGGAGCTGAACAGCGGCTACCGCGGGGCGGACGCCGAGGCGCTGCTGAACAAGTACGGCCACCGCAGCCAACGCCAGCTCTACGAGGCGTGGCTCCGCCGCGAGCCGGGGGCGAACCCGGCGAACCCACCGGGCTTCAGCACGCACGAGCAGAGGTCCGACGGGGCCGCGTACCCGGGCGTGCCGCGCGGGCACGACCTGCCGTGGTGGGGCGTCGGCTTCGACGTCAACGACGAGGACGTCGAGCGCTGCATCGCCGTGGCGCGGGCGTACCACTGGGAGCTGTTCCGGCCGTACCCCGACGGCCGGGAGCGGCATCACCTCAACTTCAAGAGGCGCCCGATCCCGCGCTCGCCAGGGACGGCGGCGCGCATCATCCGCCTGCGCCTGACGTTGCCGCGCGGTTAGAGGAGGCAGCGGAGCCCCGGGCCTCTTCGGACCCGGGGCTCCTTTCTCTCGGCGGCGGCCCTCTGCCGGGGGCGCGGCGGGGCCGCGTCGGGTTGCCTCATGCCCGAAGCGAACCTACCGGGAGAAGCTCTCTGGCCTCCTTAGCCTCGCGGCGGGCGCGCATCCAGCGCGCCTGCCACTTGAACGCCTGGGCGCGTATCGCCTCCGTTGCCTGAGCGTGCGCCTCCTGGGCGGCTTCGCAGAGGGAGGGCGGAAGCAGCGCGAGCGCATCGGCGAGGCTTAGGTCGCGCTGTATCCCGCGGTCGGGGTCGTCGCTTGCCACCAGAGCGAACCAACCGCGGGAAGCGGTGACCTTGACGTAGAGGGGCGCGCCGGGCTCCCCGCCGCGAGGCCAGGCGGGGCTCGTGAACGTGCAGTGGTACGTACCGCCGCCGCGCCGGTCGACGCTGACGGTCCATTTGCCTGGCGCGGCAGTCATCGTGAGTCTCCATATCCCCGCGGGTGGGCGACTCCGGCGAGGTAGGCGTCGTAGAGGTCGCCCCCGGCCTCGCTCTGCGTCCGTCCATCGGTCGGCACGCAGTAGCCGTCGAGGGTTTCGGCAACCCAGTAGCGCGGGTTCGCCCCGTGCCGGTACAGGCGACCGATGAGGAGGTCGCCGTCGTGCCGGTTGGCGTGGTGGCCGCCGGACGGCTGGCAGTGGGCGTAGACCTCGCCGGAGCGGGTTACGCGCCAGCCGTAGCGGTAGCGCGGGTAGTCGGCGGACCGCTTCATGGTCTGGGTGGTGGTCATTGGGCCGGTTCTCCTCTCGCCCTCAGAAGGGCAGGTCGTCGGCGCAGTCATGGCTGGGCCTGCCAGTTATCGGCGGCCTGCCAGTACGGGTCGCGCGGGCGGCGGACCTTGACGAGCTTGCCTAATCCGACGAGGTCCTGAAGGGCGGCGCGGATACGCCGATCTGAGACGTCTTCGGGGCACTGGTCGCGGAAGGTGCGGAAGCGCGGGTACCGCTCGCCCTCGACGACGAGGAGGAGGCGGGCGCGCAGCTCGGCGGCGGTCATCGCTCGGCCTCGCCCAGCGCGATGAGCAGCTCATTACGGTCGATCTCAGTGATGTTCCCGTCCTCGACGCGCCAGTAGCGCTTGCCGAGTCGACGCCTGCCCTCGTTGCTCTCGTAGAGGCCATCGCGGACGGCGTAGGTCGCGGTGCCGGTCCTGCCGCTGCGCGATGTGCTGCGGCTGGTCGCCGCGACGAACTCGCGGGCGAGGCCGAACCTCGGGTCGGTACCCGTGATCTCGGCGAGCCACGTCTTGCCCTCGGGGGTACAGATATCGAGGTCGATGGTGGTCATGGCGTGCTCCTTCTGGTCGGTTGCTTCGGGCATGGCCTCAGTATAACGCAAGAGCGGACGGTGTGGCGAAAGTTTTTGGCGCCTGCACGCGCCGCTAGGGTTTTGCCCGTCAAGTTGTAGGCCCAAGACCCCGGGCGCCAAACTCCGCCGGTAGGCGGGGCGGGGCGCCAGCGAGGAGGAACTGCGGAGACGCGGGGAACCCGACGGGAGTCGAGAGGGCCGCGTATGGCGCCCCCGCGCGCCGGTTCTCCAACCGACCCCAGGAGCATGATGAAGCCCCGCAGTCACCCCACATACGAGCAGTGGCGCGCCACGCACCCACCGATTGCGGGCGCCGATCCCACGCTGGACGAGGCCCTTGAGGCGCTCGACCGCGACGTCAAGGCCCTGAAGGCGGCCGAGGGCGGCGAGCCTGCGGCGCCCGAGGGCGGCGAGCCCGCCGCGGGAGAGTCCGCCGAGCAGACGCTGGAGCAGAAGACCGCCGCGCTGGCGGTCCGCGAGCAGCAGCTCGCCGAGCAGCAGGCGAAGCTCCTGGAGCAGGCGCAGCAGGTCACCCAGCTCGTCGAGGCCGCCAAGTCTCTCCACGGCGGCTCGCGCTATGTCGGCGAGGGCGCCGACCCGGACGTCGCGGCGCACATCGCGGCGGGCGGCGCGGTCGTCCGCGGCACGGGCGTCAAGATCGCCGACCCGGCTTCGCTCCGGGCGGGCGAGAACCTCGGCGCGAAGGCGCTGCTGGACTCCAAGAGCGTCGCGCGCTTCTTCGGCGCGCTCAAGGCGATCCGCGAGGGGTACGCGACGGACGCCGAGCGCGAGTTCATGGGCCGCCAGAAGGCCCTCGCGGAGGCCACGGGCTCCGCGGGCGGCTACCTGATCCCGCCGGACTGGATGCCGGGCATCCTCCAGCTCTTCCGTGGCGTCACCGTCGTGCGGAGGGCTCGCCCCGGGCGCATCGTGCCGTTCACCGCGCAGATGAACCAGGTGGCGCTGACCGGCGGCGCGACGGCGTACTACACGCCGGAGAACGCGGCGATCCCGACCTCGCAGGAGACCTTCAACCAGGTCACGCTGCTGACGCCGAAGAACCTGACCGGGCTCGTCCCGGCGTCCAACTGGCTGCTCCAGGACAGCCGCCGCACGGACGTCGCCAACCCGGTCAACGTCGATGCCGAGCAGGCGATCCGGCAGGACCTCGCGGTGGTCATGGCCCTCAAGGAGGACCGGGCGTTCCTGTTCGGGAACCCGAGCACGGAGACGGGCTCGCCGACGGGCCTCGTCAACATCAGCGGGATCGTCACGAACCCGCTGACGGTGCCGACCAACGGCTTCCAGCCGACGCTGCCGCAGCTCCGGGCGCTCAAGAACTACGTCCGGCGCTTCTCGATCCCCAACGCGCGCTGGACCTGGTTCTTCCACTCGGAGTTCATCAGCTACGTCGAGAGCCTGACGGACAGCCTCGGGCGGTTCCTGGTCGACGCGCCGAGCCTGCTCCAGGTCAACGACGACGACAACGCGGGGACGGACCTCGACC